CTAAAGTAAGAGATGCCCAATATCATATGGCTCTTTATGAATTATTAGCTGAGTTAAATAATAAACATTCTGCAATACTTAAAAAACGTCAGATTGCATCTTCATATTTTCATATGGGTAAACTTATCAATACCTATTGGTTTGAAGAAGGTAGTATTTGTAAGATTGGCGCATCACTTAAAGATTTCATAAACGACAAAGGTTCATGGAAATTTTTAGATGAATATAAAACATTTCTTAATGAACACACTGCTTGGTACAGACCAAGTAATCCAGAAAAAGTTTTATTATGGCAACAACAGATTGAGGTTAAAGTTGGTAACAGAAAAACAGCAAGAGGTTTAAGATCAAAAATACAAGGGGGATCATTTGAGAAAAATGCTACTACTGGTGTAGGTGGTCCATGTACATACTTCTTTCATGAAGAAGCGGGTATTGCTCCAAAGATGTCTGAGACATATGAGTACTTGCGTCCTGCAATGTCTTCCGGTATGATGACTACGGGTATGTTTATTGCTGCGGGTTCAGTGGGAGATTTAGAACAATGTAATCCCCTGAAAGAAATGATTACTAATCCAATAGCAAATGACATATATGCCGTTGAAACTAATCTTATTGATGCAGATGGTACAATAGGTATGGCTGGTTTATTTATTCCAGAACAATGGTCAATGCCACCATACATAGATGATTATGGAAACTCTTTAGTAAAAGAAGCTGAAGTAGCAATACATGAAGAAAGAGAAAGATGGAAGAATGAATTAAATGGTGAACAGTTTCAATTAAGGATATCTCAGAAACCTTTAAATATTGCTGAAGCATTTGCCTACAGAAAAGCATCTATATTTCCTCAAGGTATTTTGAGTAGACAACAAAAAAGAATTGAGGAAAAAGAATACCCCTATGAACTAATTGAACTAGATAGGGATGAAAAAGGTATTTTTGCAAAAAGAACTAGCAAGCTTCCAATTAGCAGATTTCCTGTAGATAAAAAGCAAGTGGATAAGACGGGTAGTATTGTTGTTTGGGAACGTCCTGTCAAAAGTCCTGAGTTTGGGGCTTATTATGCCTCTATTGACCCCGTATCAGAAGGTAAGACAACTACTTCTGATTCCCTATGTAGTATCTTTGTATATAAGAATGCAACAGAGGTTACAAGAACCATGATATCAGGAGATGTAGAACAATTCTTAGAGAAAGATAAAATTGTAGCATCATGGTGTGGTAGATTTGATGATATAAATAAAACACATGAAAGACTAGAGTTAATTATAGAATGGTACAATGCCTGGACTATAGTTGAAAATAACATATCTTTGTTTATACAGCATATGATTGCTAGAAAGAAACAAAGATATTTAGTACCTAAACAACAAATATTATTTCTAAAAGATCTTGGTTCAAACAATAGTGTTTACCAAGAATATGGATGGAAGAATACTGGTACATTATTTAAAAGTCATTTGATATCATATGCAATTGAATTTTTAAGAGAAGTCATAGATGAAGAAACTGATGTTGGTGGAGTTGTAACAAATCAAACATTAGGTGTTGAAAGAATACCTGATCCAATGCTTATTAAAGAAATGCTAGCATATTACCCAGGTCTTAACGTAGATAGACTGGTGGCATTTGGGGCACTAATAGCTTTTGTTAAAATACAACAATCAAACAGGGGTTTTTCAAAAAGACGTGAATCAGAAGAAAAATCTTTGGTAAATTCAGAAAATTTGTATAAATTAAAGTATAGTCCGTTTAAGAATATTGGACGTGCTGGAAACAATACTGCAAATACAATAAAAAGATCGGGTTTTAAAAATTATAAATAAATTAAATTTAGAATGAAAGTACTTAATGCAATGCAGCTAAAGGCTGGTGCAAAAAAAGAACAAGGTTCTACCTTTTCTAGTTTAACGCAACCCATACAGTTTTTACCATACGGTGAAAAAACAGATGACTGGGCAGCATGGAATTTAGACTGGCTAGAAGAACAAGGTGTTCAATTTTTAAAACTTAATTCCAGAAGACTTTTAAAAAATTATAAATTAGCTAAGGGAATTATAGATAAAACAGACTATATAGTTGAACCTGATAATGACTATAAAGATTTAATGGATGTTTTAACTAAAGAAAATGATTCAGCTTTAGAACTTAAATTTTACCCCATTATTCCAAATGTAATTAATGTATTAAGCGGAGAGTTTTCTAAAAGATACAATAAAGTGCAATTTAGAGCTGTAGATGATAAGTCATACAATGAGATGCTTGAGCAAAAAAGAATACAGGTTGAAGAATCATTACTTGCAGATGCATCAAGAAAGTTAATAGAAAAAATGATCCAAATGGGAATGGATCCGGCATCTGAAGAAGCTAAACAACAACTTGCTCCAGAAAACATTAAAACATTACCTGAGATTGAAGACTTCTTTAGTAAGTCATATAGAAGTTCTATTGAAGAGTGGGCATCCCATCAATTAAATATTGATGAGGAAAGATTCAAAATGCAAGAGCTTGAAGAAAGAGGCTTTAAAGATATGCTTATTGCTGATAGAGAATTTTGGCATTTCCGTATGTTAGAGGATGATTATGATATTGAGTTATGGAATCCTGTTTTAACATTCTATCAAAAGTCTCCAGATCAAAGATATATTTCTGATTCAGCTTATGTTGGTAAAATTGACCTAATGACTGTATCTGATGTTGTAGATAAATATGGATATTTGATGAGCCAAGAACAATTGGAATCATTACAAAGAATTTATCCTGCAAGATCTGCTCAATATCAAGTTAATGGGTATCAAAATGATGGTGCTTATTATGATGCAACAAGATCACATGCATGGAATACTGATTCACCAGGTTTAGCCTATAGACAATATACAAGTAACTACATGGCAGATCCTGCTAGAGGTGGTGATATCTTAACTCAAATTTTAAGTCAAAGTGAAGATTTAGCTTATTATGGTGATAGCAACTTGATGAGAGTTTCTACAATTTATTGGAAGACTCAAAGGAAAGTGGGTCATCTTACTAAGATAGAATTTGATGGAGAAGTTACTCAAGAGATAGTTGATGAAACATTTAAAGTAACTGAGAAAGCTGTTTATGATACATCAATATTTAAAAACAAAACCAAAGATACATTACTACAAGGAGAACATATTGATTGGATCTGGATTAATGAAATCTGGGGTGGTGTAAAAGTAGGACCAAATGTACCTGCAATGTGGAGAAGTTCAACTAGTGGTGAAATTAATCCTATGTATTTGGGTATTAATAGAACTAAGCCCGGTAGATTACCATTTCAATTTAAAGGAAACAATTCTTTATATGGATGTAAGCTACCTGTAGAAGGTAGAGTATTCTCTGATAGAAATACTAGATCTACTTCTTTAGTAGATTTAATGAAAGCATATCAAGTTGGTTACAATATGGTTAACAATCAAATTGCCGATATCTTAATTGATGAATTGGGTACGGTGATTATGTTTGATCAAAACGCATTACCGCGTCACTCTATGGGTGAAGATTGGGGTAAGAACAATTATGCTAAAGCATACGTGGCAATGAAAGATTTTCAAATGCTTCCTCTTGATACTTCAATTACTAATACAGAGAATGCAGTAAACTTCCAACACTACCAGACTCTAAACATGGAGCAAACTAGTAGGTTGATGAGTAGAATACAATTGGCCAATTATTTTAAACAACAATGTTTTGATGCAATTGGTATTAATCCTCAAAGGTTGGGCGGTGCTGTATCAGCCGAAACAGCTACGGGTGTAATTAACGCTATGCAACAATCATATGCTCAAACAGAAATTTACTTTGTTCAGCATTCTGATCAACTTATGCCAAGAGTTCATCAAATGAGAACAGACTTAGCACAATACTATTATAGTACCAAACCCAGTATAAGGTTGAGTTATATCTCTACCGAAGCAGAAAAGGTGAACTTTACTATTAATGGTACAGATCTTTTATTAAGGGACTTAAATGTATTTGCTACAACTAAAACAAATCATAGAGCTATTCTTGAGCAGTTAAAACAAATGGCATTAACTAACAACACAACGGGTGCTAGTATATTTGAACTTGGTAATATTGTTAAAGCAGATTCTATTGCCGAAGTGACAGATATATTAAAAGATTCTGAAGCAAGAATTACAGCGCAAAGACAGGAAGAAATGCAACAGCAACGTCAAATGCAAGAGCAACAATTACAAGCACAGGCACAAGACGCTCAGATGAAAGCTCAAATGCAACAACAAGAATCTGAAAAAGATAGACAGAAAGATATTACTGTTGCTGAAATTAGAGCCGCTGGATATGGAGCTGGTGTTGATATAAATGAAAATCAAGTAAGTGATTATCAAGATGCGCTAAAAGATATTCAACAGACAACTCAATACAGAGAGCAAATGAATATGAAGCGTGAAGAGATGGTATCTAAATCATCAACAGAAACCCAAAAGCTTCAAGTTGAAAGAGAGAAGATAGCAGCTCAAAAGCAAATAGCACAAACTCAATTGGATATAGCAAAAGAAAACAAAAATAAATATGATATGAAAAAATCAAAAGATAAATAATTTATGTTAGCTATATACTGCAAGAAACTTTACAATTTTATCAAATATAATAAGTTTAGTGTGGTAAAACCAAATAAAGATTTATTATATTATATATATAAAGCATTAACCATTAAACCAACAATAAAATGAGTACACAAAACAACACAATGAACAGTAATGTAGAGACTTTAGACATTGATTTAGATACAATATTTAATGCAGCACCTAGTGGTGCTGATATTACTTTGCCATCTGAAAAAAATACTAAAACTACAAACAACATTTTTTCAGGAATAAATAAAAAAGCAGATTTTTCATTTGCTGATCCTGATGCAAATGATGCAGATGATTTGACTAATATAGGCGAACCTGAAAAATCAAACAAAGATCTTCTTTCAGATAATGAAGAAGATGGGGAAATTGTATCTAAAGCAAATAAAGAAGATACAAAAAACATTATTGATAGTTTGGGTGATGAAGATGATGAGGAAAAAAAAGAGACTAGAGGTAGAAAACCTATTTCCGGAATCTCAGATGTCTTCTCAAAAATGATTAAAGAAGATAAATTAGTTCCCTTTGATGATGAAAAATCTTTTGATGAATATACCCCAAAAGATTGGGAAGAATTAATTGAAGCTAATTTAGAAGAAAAAGCAAATCAAGTAAGACGTGAAACACCTAAACAGTTTTTTGACAGTTTACCTGAAGAATTACAAATTGCCGCAAGATATGTAGCAGATGGTGGTACTGATTTAAAAGGTTTGTTCTCAACTTTAGGTCAAGTAGAAGAAACTAAAGATTTAGATGTTAAGTCTGAAAAAGACCAGGAGACAATTATCAAAGAATATCTAAACGCTACTGGTTACGGAAGTGCTGATGAAATAGAAGAAGAGATTGAAATTTGGAAAGATTTAGGAAAACTTGAACAACAAGCATCTAAATTTAAACCAAAGTTAGATAAGATGGCAGAACAAATTGTTATCAAAAAAGTGCAAGAGCAACAACTAAAACAAAAACAACAAGAGCAAGCATCTAAAGTATATATGCAAAATGTATATGATACTTTAAAAGATGGTAATCTTGGAGATATTAAAGTTGATAGAAAAACTCAAGCAATGTTATATAATGGTTTAGTTCAACCAAGTTACCCTTCAGTGAGTGGTAGAAATACTAATTTATTAGGACACTTATTAGAGAAGTACCAATTTGTAGAACCAAACTATTCATTGATATCAGAAGCACTGTGGTTGTTGCAAGATCCTCAAGGATATAAAGCAAAAATTATGAATAAAGGAGCTCAACAAAGTATTGAGCAAACAGTAAGAAAACTAAAAACAGAACAAGGTAATCATAGTTCAACTTCTCTTGGTATTCAGGATAAAGATGAGGAAACAAGAAAGCAACCAACTAAAAAATTACCAAGAACCAACAACATTTTCAAACGGATTTAACAATCAAATATATAAACATTTAACAAAAAATAAAACAATTAAAAATTATGACAACTCCAGTATTAAATAATGGGATTTTCCTAAGAGACACAAGCTACAAAGCTAGTTCTCATGTTGATTCTTATCACCTAACCCAAATGCTTGGTAATGCCGAGCCTATGGATATGGGACCAGTTGATCTTTGGGCTATGACCCAGAAGGTAGAAATGCCTTTGTATCAAATGGCTTCTTTTGGTGGAAAGAACACAATCATGGTGGACAATGCACGTGGTGAGTACAAATGGCAAACTCCTATTGCGCAAGATCTTCCATACATTGTGGCAGACATTGAACCAGCTAATGCCGCTAAAGGTGTGGATGGAACAACATTTAAAATTAAAATTTCTAAAAGAACATTTGGACATGGTGATATTATCACTTATGACAAATACAACGGATTAGAACTTTACATCACAGCTGATGATATCATCCCTGCTGGTGACGGTTTTATCTATACTGTTCAATTAGTAAACAACAACAACGTAGCTAGCTTAGATAATAAGTATTTAGCTAAAGGTACTAAGTTCTTCAGAAAAGGTTCTGCAAGAGGTGAGTACGGAGAAAGATTCTCTGACATTGAAACGGGTTCTGGTTTCCGTGAGTTCTACAACTTCGTAGGAGGAGCTGAAGCACACGTACATTATTCTGTTTCTAGCCGTGCTGATCTTATGATCAAAGGTGGTTTGAATGCAGATGGTACTGTACCAGTAACTGAAATCTGGAGAAACTTTAACAATGATCCTAATAATCCATCAGTACCTAGCATTGAGGGTTTAATTGCCAACATGGGTAAAGCCGGTGCAAGAGAAGCATTTGAAAATGGTTCATTGACTAAAACATTTATCACAAACATGGAAGCTGCTCACTTATCAAAAATTGCTTCTGATATTGAAACTTACTTAATGTGGGGTAAAGGTGGTAGAATCAAACAAGATGGTCCAGATGATATTAGATTATCTGTGGGATTATGGGCACAGTTGGATAACTCATTCAAAAGAGTTTACAACAAGTCTTCTTTCACACTTGATATGTTTAAATCTGAATTGTATAACTTCTACCAAGGTAAAGTTGAGTTCAAGGGTCCAGATCCACAAAGATCACTTGTTGTTCAAACAGGTATTGGTGGTATGCAATTGATCAACAAAGCTATTGCTGATGAGGTATATGGTTCTGGTCTAGTACAAAATGCTAGTGATATTGGAGCTGTTAAAGGTTCTGGTATGGATCTAGATTATGGATTTGCTTACACTTCATTTACTATTCCTTTCTTAGCTAACGTTAAGTTTGTATTGAACCCTGCGTTTGATAACTTGAATACTAATGATATTGAGAATCCATTAATTGATGGTCGTCCATTAAGTTCTTACAGTTTCATAATCTTTGACGTAACAGATGAAGGAAATGATAACATCCATTTGTTGAAATTATCTTGGGATAATCAATTGAAATGGTTCTACCAAAATGGAACTATGGATTACATGGGAAGAAGTCAAGGTTTTGCATCTACAGGTAACTTTAATGGATACCGTGTAATGATGTCACAAACTATGCCTGCAATCTGGGTTAAAGATCCAACTAAAGTTCTTAAAATAGTTATGAGAAACCCTATTACCGGTGGATCATTCTAAAAATAAATAATTAAAACGGGGGGCGGTTAAAACCTCCTCCCTTTTTTCAATCTTTAAAATATTAAAAAAATGGCACTAGATATTAAAAAAGCAAATAAAACAACTGAATTTACTAATTTAAGTGTTTCTAAGATAATGGCTTCAAAAGCTGTAGGTAAAGATATTTTAACTAGAGCTCACGCAACTAATGCTGCTGCAAAAACAGCTGGGTTAGTCAATGGAGATCTATATCATACTGCAGGTATTTTAAAAATAGTATACGAAGTTTAATTAAAAATACTCAATTAACTTTTGTCAGTGTAAAAACTGACATTAGAAATATTAATAATAATAAACTGTACATAATTATGTACTTTTGACAAATGATAACAATTATTAAATTTTAAAAAACCAAATTATGAACGATTACACAATTGTAGAAAAGTATCAGCAAACAAAAAATCAAACTATTGCTATACGTCCTTATTTTAATTCTTCAAAAGAGAATATGGGCTTAGAGCATTACGGATTATCTTTGCATGATGGAGTATTTCATGAAGAAACATTAGCTTGTTTAGAAATGAATGGTGTTAAACGGTATCTTACAGGACTGAATGAATTTGCTCCCGATGTAAAAATGTTACCCCCAAAAGAAAAAGCAGCAAAGGCAAAAGAGATTAGAAAAGTTGTTGCTCAATTAGAAGCTGAATTAGCATCTAATGTTGTTGATATTGAAGATAAAGAATTTTGGAATAAGCTTACAGTAATGAAGCCTGATAATTCAAAATTCTGGGATAAGATTAGTTTAAGATGTGGTAATGATCCTGTATTTTTAGATCCAGAAAAAGATCCTTATGACTTAATTAAATTACATGCTATTCATGCAGGTGGTTTTTCTATTGTTGCAAAATCATTGAGAGAAGCAAGAGAATCAGGTAATCCACCTAAGTTCTATCTTGATACAATGGAGGAAACATTAAGTACTAGAACAGAACTTAGTAAATTAAAAAATAAAGCATTAGTTGAATTACAAAAAATGTATGATACAAATGTTTCAAAATTAATGTATGTTGCTAAAATTTGTGATGCTGATAGTGTGCAGTATATTAAAAGTACACCTAATGATATTCTTTATGAAAACATGGATGAATACATTAATGGTAATGGTGCTGAATCTTCTAAGAAAAGAGCGGCTTCACAATTCATAGAAGTATCTGGATTATCAATGGAAGAATTAAAAATAAGAGCTTTGATTAAAGACTCTTTGTATTATAGATTTATTACTACTAAAGCCGGAGGTTGGATTGAACCAATTGATAGTGGAATTAGATTAGGTAAGTCACCATCTGAATGTCTGGAATTTTTAAAGAATCCAGAGAATGAAGAAACGTTGATGTCATTACTTAATAAAGTAGAGCCGTACTGGAACTCCTAAAATATAAAAAATGGATAATAACACACTCTTAATTAAATTAAAGCAAAGATTAAATAAACTAGATAGCCAAGACTATGATAACATAGAATGTTGGCAGTTTGTTGAAGCATTTAATAAAGTACAAGTAGACTGGTGTAGAAGAAACTTACACGGTGGAAATATGTATAAAGAGGGTGATGAATTATCTAAAAGAAGAATTGATGATTTACAGCCCCTGTTGAGAGAGTTATCTTTAACAGGAGTTGTAACTGATCAGTACTTTGAAACAAATAATTTTCCAGTAGGTACGTATTTAGAATACAAAAGAGTAAGTACAGACGCTACAAGTGAATGTTGTCCAGATCCTAGATCAATGACAGTATATTTAGCTGAAGAGGCTAATGTTTCTCTATTACTAAGAGATCCATTAAAGGATCCAAACTTTGAATGGGGTGAAACATTTTGTACAATGTTGGGAAACAAAATTAGAATCTATAGAAAACCAGATTTTAATATTGTAAATCCTGTATTGACTTACTATCAAAAACCAGTGTATATTCAAATACTAGGATGTGTTGATCCATATACAGGGGTTGTTAGTACAGCTAACATACCATGTCAATTTAAAGATGATGTAGTTGAGGTATTATTAGATGACACAGCTTCACTTATTGCAGGAGATATAGAGAATATTTATCAACAACAAAGGGGCCAAGGTTCTGCTGAAAGAAATAACTAATCATGGAAAATAAAACAAGGGTATTAAAACTAAACACTGAACCGGCTAAGACAATTAGTAGACCATCTGCAAAAGTTGAAGAAAAAAAAGAAGAATCTGTTATAGCTAAACCTGTACCAGATACTGGTGTTGGTGGAAGTTCTTTAGATACTATGACTGCTAATTTAGCAACTGAAATGATGAATGCTGCAATCAGTTTTCATAGACTACATTTAAAAGTAAAAGGTGAAGGTTCTTATTCTGCACACATAGCTTTAGGTGGTTTTTATGAAGGTTTACATGAGCAAGCAGATGTTTTAGTTGAAGGATATCAAGGTGTTAGTGAAAAACTTTTATCATATAAAGATTCACCAATTAGAACATTAGATACTGTAGCAGATGCTGTAGGATATTTGAGAGATTTGTATAACACGGTTAACAAATTACAAGGTATGATGCCTTACTCAGAAATTGTAAACAACTTGGATCTTGTAAAAGATTCAATTAATTCAGCAAAATATAAATTAATTTTCTTATCATAATGATAAATTAAAAAAGTTTTCTTATATTATATCTGTACACGAAGTACAACTTTATATATTTATTAACAAAAAAAAAACAAAAATTATGGCTTATTTTAATCATGCGTTTTACAAAACGTTTGTTGCTACATCAACCCAAGCGTCAGCTGGAGTAGCAACCTCAGCATTAACTGCTGGACAGCTTGGTTTAGTTACTGATGCAACATGGCAAACAATTGCTGTTGCTGGTGGTACTTTACCTGCTAACTCATTAGCTTATCTTGTACAAGGTAGCTACTACACTAAAGATACTATTGGAAACAATCCAGGTAACGGTGGTTACAAGGAATCTGTTAAATCAAAAGGTATCAATCCTAAATTTATTTCAAGAGCATGGGTAACTAATTGTTTGGTAGCTCAACAATCTACTGCATCTTTGTCTTTAGCTTCTGATTGTGCTCCTTGTGGAAAAACTCAGTTCATGAGAATTGACGTTAAAGGTTCTCCAACATTACGTTTCTTAAATCACAATGCATATGCAATTGGTGATAGTGCAAACATTTGTTGTGTTGATGGACAAACATATTTAGATCCAACATTGGTTTCTGCAGCTATGGCTCAAATGGTTCTTGGTGATCCATTAATTAAACCATTTGTTGCTGAAGGTGATGTTAACGGTGTTCAAACTGCTACATTAGCTGGTGGTTCTGGATATTCTGTTGCTAACGCTGTTGCTACAACTGGTGGTACTGGTTCAGGATTTAAAATTAATATTTTAACTGTATCAACTGGTGCTATTGCTACTTATAGCGTTGCTGCTGTTGGTGCTGGTTATACTGTAGGTGATGTATTAACAGTTGCTGGTGGTACTGGTGGAACTTTAACAGTTACTGCTCTTACTGCAGGTGGTGTTGTAGTTACTGAAACTACTGGTGCTGTAGCTGTACAATCTGTATACAGTATTGATCAAGCTTTAGGTGCAGCTGCTTCTGGAAATTATTTTCCCTCAAGTGATCCTAATGGTACAACTAAAGTTAGTGCTACAGTTAATTTTGTAGGAGCTTATGTTGATACTAAATTTGGTAACTGTTCATTTGATACTAGGGATCATTTTAACGCTGAACCTGTAGTTATCATTGCTTCTATTCTTGATGAAACTGGAAATCCATGTAATGATTGTGGTGTTGCTACAAGCACTCCTGGTCAAATGCAAGAAACTCAAGGTGAGCAAGTAGTTAGAGATTTAATTTTATCTGAAAGATACAGACAGTCTCCATTCAATCAAGGAAATGCAGATAGTGCAAGAATTAGAGAGATTGAGATGTCAGATGAAATCTTAGGTGCTGTTGATAGAAACGCTACTTATAAAGCATACTATATCCAACATACTGTTCCAAGATTCAATAACCCAAGTGGTTTATTTGATAATGACCAATATGTATACCAAATATATGTTAAGTGTTCAGATACAACTGCTAACACAAATGTATTAGCATTAGTTAACAAAGTGGTTGCTTTAGCAAATACCGCAGGTAATAACATTGCATTAGAAACTAATTCTTACTGGTAGTCTTTATTTCTGAGTAAGATTATTTTATTAAAAAGGGGTGGGGGTGAAAACTCCCACTCTTTTTTTTTATTTATTCTAATTTTTTTTTGTATATTATATATATAGTGTATCAAAATAAATAAAAAAATGGCTGACAAACATATATTAAGTTTAGAAATACCAACAGTATCTAACTGCAATCTTTTGTGTATTAAAGATACAAGTCAGTATTCCTCAGAACTTGCTGTTGATTGTGAAGAATTATTAATCACACTTCCAGGATTTACTGTTCCTGTATTACTTAAAGTAACAAAAGGTTTTGACATGTGCTTAACTGCATGTGCTCTTGCAATACAAAAAGTTAATTGTGGAACTATACAACAAGAAATTCCTGATGGAATTTATGTTATTAGATATAGTGTATCTCCTAATTCAAAAGTTTATGTTGAATATAACCACTTAAGGATTACTAGATTAATGACAAAGTATTATGAAGTATTATGTGATTTAGATATTCAAGCATGTCAACCCGAAACATACAAACAACAATTGTTAGATGAAATGGGTTATATTAAAATTATGATTGATGCTGCTGTAGCTAATGTTGAATATTGTCAATCTCCAGCTCAAGGTATGCAATTGTATAACTATGCAAAAGATAGATTAAATAAAGTAATTTGCCCATCAGGAAATTGTGGTGGAAAAACATACTTATACTAATTATAGAGATTTAAATAAACCAAAAATAAATTAATATGAATTGCGCAAACTGTAATAAGACTTTTACTTGTGGTTGTCAAAAAGCATTTGATGATCAAGGAACAGCCATATGTAAAACATGTGTAAATGAATGGTCTAACAAAAGATTGAGTGGTGAAGAACCTTCACAGGTATTACCAACAAGAGATTTAAACTTACAATTAGCTGCTCAACAAATAAGAGATTTTAGAAACAAATAAAACTATGGAGCAAGCACTTATTAAAAGAATTAAGACTGAACAAAACTTTGCAGTACAAGCCTATACAAATTTTAAAGAAATTAAATTTGGTATAGAACCTTGTTGCTATACTGATTTTGAAACAGCTGCTTTAAATAAGTATTTGTGTGACTGGCAAAACAGTGCTTCTAACAAAATAATTATTGATAGTGGTCAAATAGGTGTCTTTATTGAACCATTAGCAACTATCAATACGGAAGCAAGTATGTCTTGCCCAGTTATACCAACTAATGTTTGTACAATAATAGATTTAGAATCTATTTTATGCAATACAGGGACATACATACATACTCAAGATGTGCCATTAGCAGTTTGGGTTATAACACATAATCTAGGGAGTTATCCTTCAGTGACAGTAGTTGATGATTTAAATCACGTTGTTGTTGGTGATATATCATACAATAATTCAAATACATTAACAATAACATTTACTTCTGCATTTGAGGGGTATGCATATTTAAATTAAAAACAATAACTAAAAACAAAAACAAATATTATGGCAATTAAGTATTTAAATAGTATTGATCTAAATCAGAATGAATTACAATTTGCTGTAATACAGAATTTAGGTGCTGTCCCTTTAACGTCCACGGAGGGTCAGATTTATTATGACACACTAACGGACAAATTACAATTAAAAACAGCTACTGGTTGGGTACCAATTCAATCAGGACCTAATGCTAATACAACTTACACATTAGCTACAGCTCCAACAGGAACTGCAATTAGATTAACAGGTAGTGATTCTACTACTAATGATGTTACATTTACTGCTGGTAGTAATGTTACTATTACAAGAACAAGTGGTACAGTATTAACAATTGCATCAACAGATCAATTTGTTGGTACAGTAACTTCAGTATCTGGTGGAACTGGTATTACTATTACGGGTACATCAACAATTAATCCTACTGTAAGTATTCTTTATGCTGGTGCTTCAAATGCAATTTTAACTGCAGCAGCAGCTACTCCGGTTGGTGCTGATACATTATGGTTTAGTGATGCTACAGATAGTACAATTAAAAAAGCTTTATTTTCATCATTCCCTGGATTTGGTGCAGATGGAACTGTTACAAATGTTAGTGGTGCTGCTTCTACATTTGTTTCAATTTCTGTAGCTACTGCAACAACAACCCCCGCTATTACAGTTGCTTTAAGTGCAACAGGTACACCAAGTGCATCTACTTATTTAAGAGGTGATAATACTTGGGCTACTTTTGCAGCTGGGTATGCTGGATGGAATGTAGGTGCTACTACTGGAGTTGCACAATTAGTTGCATCAGGTGCAACTACAAGTTTTTTTGCTGGTTCGGGTATTACAACTACAGTTGCTCCAAATGCCGGTAATCCAACTGTAACTATTGTGAATACAGGAGTTCTTGCACTTACAGCAGGTACTAATGTTAGTATTACAGGTACAAATTCAAACTTAACTATTAACTCAACAGACCAATTCCAAGGTACAGTAACTTCTATTACATTAGCTGCTGGAACAGGAACTGGTACCGCAATTACATCAAGTGGTACATTTACATTTGCTGGTGGTACAAACGTTACAACTTCAGTATCTGGAACCACAGTAACAATTAACTCTACTGATCAATTTGTAGGTACTGTAACAAGTGTTGCTACAGGGGCCGGTTTAACTGGTGGTACAATTACAAGTTCAGGTACTCTAGCTGTTCAATACACAGGTGCAGCTAACGTTGTAAATTCAGCATCAGCAGTAACTGCACTAGGTACTGATTCCGTTTTAATTCATGATGCTTCAACAGGTAATGCTGCTAAAGCATTGATTTCAGGTATTTCATTAAGTCAATTAGCTGTACCAACAGCTGCTTTATCAATTGGTACACAAAAATTAATTAATGTTGTTGATCCAACAGCAGCTCAAGATGCTGCTACTAAAAATTATGTGGATACTACATTTGCGGGTTCCGGAGCATTAATTTATCAAGGCGCGTATAATGCCTCTACAAATACACCAAACTTAGATGTTCCCCCAACGGGAACTGTTAATAAAGGATTTACTTATACCGTAACGGTAGATGGTACTTTCTTTACTGAACAAGTTAGAGTTGGAGATTTGCTTATTGCAAATGTTAATACACCAACCACATTATCTGATTGGACTACTGTTCAGAATAACATAGATATTGCTAGTACAACCACGGTGGGTATTGCTAGTTTTGCTGCTGCAAGTTTTGCGGTAAGTGCGGTTGGTGAGGTTACTATTAAAAATGGTGGTGTTATATTAGGTACACAAACTACAGGTTCTTATAACCCCACTGTTGGTACAAGTACAAGTATTAATATTGGAAATAATGGTGCATCAGGTGTAGAGGTAATAAATACCGTTTCATTAACAAATGGTGTTATTACAGCATATACTTCTGAAAACATTCAATCATCAACTACGGTTAACCCTGGGGTAATTTTAATTGCAAGTGATGCTGAAGCTACTGCTGGTATTGTAACCACTAAGGCCGTTACTCCAGCACAATTAATTTCTAATGCAATTACTACTGTAACAAGTAGAGAATTTAAACAAAATATTTCTGCAACAGGAAGTTTAACACATAACTTGAACTCATATGATATCATGGTACAATTGTATGATACAGTTACTTTTGAAACTGTATATGCTGATGTAGTAAGAACAAGTGTTAACACAGTCAATATTATATTTGGGGCAGCACCTGCAAATGCCATTAGGGTATTGATTACAAAAATAGCATAATTAATATTTTCATATGAAATATGAATTTTATAAATAAAAAATTGTACTTTTGATACCAATATAAAAAAAATAAAGATGGCAATAAAATTTTTAAGTAGTCAAGATATACAAGCGGGTTCATTAACTGTATCAACTATATCCAATTTAGCCACAGCCTCAGATTTTTTTTTAGTTTCAGATGGTGGTTTAATTAAATATAGAACTGCTGCTCAAGTAAGTTCTGATATTGGTGGAGGTGGGGGACTTACGTATTTTTCAGAAGGCAATGTTACTTCACCACAAGAAGTTTCCAGCTTAAGTGCTTTAGGGGTAGCAGCTGATGTATATGCAGCAATAGTTCCCAAAGGTACAGGAGGTATTCTTGCATCAATACCAGATGGAACAGCTGTGGGCGGTAATGCTAGAGGAACTTATGCTGTAGATTTACAGACAATAAGAAATAATGCTAACCAAGTGGCAAGTGGTGTTTATTCTGCTATAGGTGGGGGAAATAGAAATAGAAATGATGCTAATTTTGGCACTGTTGGTGGAGGTTATTCTAATACGTTAACAGGTGCTGGCAATTCTGAGAGCGCAACGATTGTAGGTGGTAGAGGTAATGTTATAACTTATGGTTATGGCGCTATGATAGGAGGTTATATAAATTCTTCTAGTCATAATGCTACTACAACTTTTGGTATTGGCTGTAGTAATGGTGGCCCAGGTGGTACTATATGTGGCGGCCAATATAATACAATAGCTAGTTTTAGCAATAATAGTAGTACTATACTGGGAGGTGCTTATAATCAGATAATAGTTAATGGTTATACGTCAGGTTATAATACAGCCAAAGGGTTTAGATCACAGGCATATACTTATGCCATGCACTCTGCTAGTGGTGGGATGTTTTCGGCTACAGGTGATGCACAGAGAATAGAGTTATTTCTTAGAAGGCTTATAGTAGGTACTACAGTTACTAAATTAACTGTAGATAATAGCGCTAACACAACAACTGGTATATGGAAACTAATGCACACCAATGGTATACTTAGAGTGGTTGCAGAGGTTGGTGCGGTTACTACAGTGGCTGACGGAGGAGTGGTTTTGGGTGCAGTTACAGGAGAGACTTTGACGTTTACCATGAAAGTAATAGGTAATATAATAAGTTTAGTAGGCTCAGTGGTAAGTAGTAATAGACAGGAGGATCCCACAATGTCCACTTCGTACTTTACTATAGTTGCAAATAACACAAACAAGGCTATTGATTTTGAATGGACTCCTCCGAGTATTGGTGGGCCACTTTCTACGTACAGAGTAATGGCCGTAATAAAAGCACTAGAAATTAGATATTAAGATTATGATAGAATTTATAACAAAAGATAAGGTTATAGTTGACCCTAGAAAAGGTACAATGGAGAAGGTAATTATGAATGTAGATTCTGTATGGTATGGGCCATTGGGATATGCTGCTAGTATAAGTTATAGAACTTCATCAGGTGAAATACTACCTCACCCACCAATAGAAGAATTTACGATATTGGAGGCAGAAACTCTGGAAGATTATTTGGGTGTAGATGGAGTTACTGTTACAGAAAAATTTACCTCATTAATTGAGAAGGTAACATTATTTAATTTGAATTTAGATAATACTTATGGTAGTCAATGGGAGATTTTAACTTAAAACCAAATAAATAATAAATTATTTTTTGTAATAAATAAATTATATATTTGCGTAACAATTTAAAATAAATCAAAAATGAGAAAAACCAAATTACCAGAAAAAGCAGATGTTGAAGTAAAAAAACTTGCAGCTGAAGAATTAGAAAAAATTGTTGAAGTTCAACAAAGAATTAATAACATTACTTTAAATTTAGGTAATGCAGAATTAGCCAAAGCAGAAATAATGATTCAATATTCTAAAGTTAAAGCTGAATGGGATATTATTGCAAAAACGTTAGAAGACAAATATGGTCAAGTTAATGTTAACTTAGCCGATGGATCAATTCAATCAATTGATCCTTCTGCAAATCCTTTGGGATAATTTCCTTATACATAAATATTTTATAAAAAATTTTATAACTAAACTTTCTTGTTTGGTTATAAAATTTTTTGTATATTATAACTGTATAGATTGCAATAAGATATTACATCACAGTAAAAAAAATATTTATGATACCAATAAATTCAAGTAATTCAACTAATGGATGTGATAGTATTTCATCCAATTGTGTCATTTGGCAAGGGCCAGATATTAGTTGTATAAATCTTTGTAATGGAGATACAATCAGTGAAGTAACTGCTAAGTTAGCTGAATTAGTATGTACAATAATTGAAGATGGTGTTGCAATTAACCCTAATTTAACAGGTTTAGATTTATCTTGCCTTAACATACCGGGTATAACCCCCACTACATTAGTTCCTGTTTTACAAGAAATGATTAATGCAATATGTGCAGAAAATTGTTCATGTTCTGAATATACCCTTCCCATAATGACATTACCTAATTGTATGCAGTATGATGATGCGGCAGGTAATCCGGTATATGAATTACCTTTAGATTTATTTACTGCTTTAATAGCAAATAAAGTTTGTGATATATTTACAACTATAAACCTTATTCAAATAACATTAGACAATTATGACACCAGAATATCAGTTTTAGAAGCCTGTGTATTACCATGTACGGGAGCTATAGCAGAAACACAGGTTGTTCCTACATGTATAATTAATGTTGGTCAATTAACAGATGTATCTGTTTTATTGCTTGCTTTAGAAGTAAGATTTTGTGCATTAGAAACAGCAGTAGGTTTACCTGCTGCAATTAATGCTGCTATCAGTCAAGGATCGTGTATATTATCAACCACCACTACATTAGCTAATCCATCAATATCATATGGTTCAATACCCGGATGGAATAATACTCCAACAAATTTAGCACAAAGCACACAAAATATATGGGCTGTGTTATGTGATTTATATAATTCTGTTTTAAACATCCAAACTAATTGTTGTCCTTCCGGTTGTGAAGGTGTAACTTTTGGTTATAACACATTAAATATATTAGACACTAATGGTGTAATTTCAGGTATCAATTTTAACTTTCAAAATACAACGGGAACGGGATCGGTTATTCCAGCAACATTTAATGATTGTGCTGGTAGTACAATTATTACTATTACAGATAGTAATAATGTTTCAATTACTAGTACAGTAAGTGTATCATCTTTACAAAATTCTGCTAGTGGAGTTACTATATCATTGCCGGGATTAAATATATATAACGGTTTAACTACCAGTGTAGCATTTTGTGTTACAGATGGTAGAGATACATGTAGTTATACTATAGTTAAATCAATTGATGGTGTTATACCTTGTCCATTGCCAATTATAACAACCATTACGGAAACAGAAGCCACCGTTACATTTACAAATTCTTTAGGTATAACCCCTGTTTATATTATAGATATACTTAATAATACAACAAACGCTCTAGTAGCAACATATACTCAAAATTCTCCGGGCATTAATGTAACGCATGTCTTTACTGGTTTAGTTCCGAGCACTGAATATAAAACTAGAATAACAATTCAAGTTGGTGGTGCAACAAAAGTTTGTACTAATACAGTAACATTTACAACAGCGTCTGCTGCAGCTCCATGTAGTAATGGATTAGATGTTGTATTTATATTAGACTATACAGGTAGTATGGGTACTGCTATTAATACAGTTAAAGCTGGTATACCATCTACAATATCCACAATACAAACAGCATCTGGTACTAATGATTATAGATTAGCTTTAGTTTTAGCGGATGAAGCACTTAGTTCTACTCCAAGTTATGATACTTCAACAGATTATGTTGCATTACCGGCATCACAAAAAGTTATAAATACAGGTAGTGGTGGCAAATATCAATTTATTACTGCAGTAGAAAAATTTGCCACAAATAATGCAACATCATTTACTACACAATTAAATAAAATTAATACCGGTTCACCTACTGCCTATTGGCCGTTGGGTGATGGTGCCGGCTTCCCAGAACCTACAGATATGGCAATTGGTTTTGTTATAGAAGGTTTAGATTTTGCAGGTGCATTTAGAACAGGTGTTGCTAAATATCTATTAATTTATACAGATGCTCCAGCAAGTGGTGATGATGATACATTTAATAATACTGATATTGTAAGATTAAACACATTGGCTCAAAGTTGCTTATTACAAGGCATTAAGTGTTTTGTATTAGGAGCGGGTGTTGATGAGACATATACCCCAGTTGGCGGAACACAAACATATCCTTGGAGAGTATTTGCAGATGCAACGGGTGGTGCGTGGAATCAATCTTATTCAACTGCAACCGTAAACGCATTAATCACCGATGGTTGTGCATAACTTTAAATAAAATAATAAAATGGCATGTAATTGTACAAAATGTAGTAGTAAATGTGGTTGTGCTGATACAGCACTAACTAATCCGTGTACATATACCGACTGTAGTGTTGGTAGTGAAAGATGTGATGATATACAATGCGCGGAATGTGTTAGTTACTGCGGTACTTCTTTTCAAATAGGTGATCCCGGATCATTACTTCAAATAACTAAAGGTGAAAGACTTGATTCTATCATACAAAAATTTGCTATGATATTATCTAATGGTTTGGGTGCGTGTACATCTAATGATCTACAGCATGATCCGTTTAATGTATATGCTGGTATAATTACAAGTGGTACAGCATCAGTATTATGGAATGGTACTTGGAGTGGAAGCACGGGTGTTAATATTTATTATAATACACAAATTGCACCAGGTACATGGATTTTAGCTAATCCGGTACCAATAGTTACAACCATATTTAATTATACAATAACAAATCTTATGGCTAGTACAGCATATAAAGTAAAAATAGTAGATGCTAATAATTCAGTTTCTTGTAAACCAATAGAAATATTATTTTCTACACCAGCAGTATAAAATTAAAAAAACAACAAAAGTGATAGTTTGTTGGTTTTCTGTCACAGGAGTTGAAAGAGGCTGGGGTAACTTAGTCTCTTTTTTTTTTAAAAACGCATAATGTTATAAAAAAACTTTAAATTTGCATATGAGTTATTTAAAAAATAAAATACTTGAGTCATTAAAATGGAAGAAATCACCGGCTTATTGTGCATCAAAATTAGGAATATCAGAGGAAGAATATATTAAGGTTAAAAAACAAATATCAAATAAATTTAAAAAATCTTCTTACAGACAAAACCCAGCAATAGCTGAATCTGTAGACTTAGAAAAGGGTCAATCAACAATATCGGGTTCATTTACATATGAGCCAAAATCAGCAGAAGAGATAATTAAACTTTTGAAAATTGATACAAAGGTTTGGAAGTTATCACAATATTGGAATAAACAAATGGGAGACCATTGGAGAGTTTCAGCTTTAATAACTAAAATTAAAGAAAACACCAAAGAAGATTTATTACTAAATGTATTAAATAACTGGAAACCAAAGGTTTACAAAACACTTACTACAATTAAATTCCATGACTCTAATAAAGCAGATGTATGTGGAATTATATCTTTACAAGACATTCATTTTGGAAAACAAGGAAATGAAACCATTGATAAAGATTTTGAAGACACCATCAAAAATTTATTAAGCAGAGGGGTAGCATCACACAATATTAAAGTACTATACTTTGTGGTTGGTGGTGACTTAATCAATATGGATACTTTTGCTGGTACAACAACAAGTGGAACACCTCTTGATAACTGTATGTCTGCAACAGATGCATATATGCAAGCTTTTGATGCAATGCATTGGGCTGTGAATTATATAAAACATTACTGTGAAGAACTTGTAATAGTATATGTTCCCGGTAATCATGATAGATTATCTTCTCATCATCTGGTACATGCCCTATCTAAATCTATTTATAATGAAGGAGATATAGTCTGGGATATAAAATATGAAGAAAGAAAAGTACATGTATGGCATAATAATTTTAATGCATTTGAACATGGTGATAAGTTAAGTAAAAACAATCCTTTAATATATGCATCAGAATACCCAAAAGAATGGGGTAGCACAATAAACAGGACATTGTATAAGGGTCACATCCATACTGATAGAAAAGTTGAGTATATGACCTCTAATGAGACCGCAGGTTTTATAGAAAAAACATTACCCAGTTTAGGTAAGACAGATTATTATCACTACAGCAATAAGTATACTGGTAACAGAAGATCGGGTAAATTAGAATTACAAGATCCAATTTTAGGAAATATATGTGAATTAACTCATCAATCAATATAAAGACACAACTTAAATTTCATTAAGTGGTCTTTTTTTTGTAAATTATAAATATAACCATATGATTAACAATTTTAAAAAACCAGATTTAAAAGCACCAAGATACAGAGAAAAAAGATTGGGTATATTAAATGAAGAAACAATAAAAGAATTTAAAGAAAAAAAACCTTTATATTCTAATATAGATAATGATAAATTAAAAAAAATAATAAAACTATATAATGTAAATTTATGGCAAGCAGTAATTAAAAATAGAGATGGTGTAGAATTACCTGATTCACTGGGGTACTTGTTTATTGGAACATGTCCTTCATCTAAAACGGTAAATACAAATTATGCATTGTCTCAACAGTATGGTAAAGTTTTACAAAATAAAAATTGGGAAACTGATGGTAACATAGGAAAAATATTTTATACTAACTGGTCAACAAAATATAGATTTAAAAATAGAGAGCTATGGGGATTTACAGCATGTAGAGAATTTAAAAGAGCGGTGGCTAAAACTTACCCTCAAGATTGGACTAAGTATGTTGTAATGAAAAACAAATATAGAGTAGCACATCTATATTATATGAATACAAAAGAAACCAAAAAAGAATTAGAGTCTTATAATGAATTTGAAACATAAACAAAATGTCACAGATAATAATAGCAGAAGCAATATCAAGAATAAGAGGCCAGGTTAAAGCTGAGGTTCAAGATTCTTTTGTAACAGATAGATATATCTATAGTTTAATAGAAAAGTATTCTCAAGTTTTAATGAGAAGGCAAGATTCATTAAACAAATTAATGAAATTTAACTCAGTATGGGCAACCCTTCCATACGTTGAAATGGTTGATGTTGACAAAGTAGAAGCATGTTGTTCTGGAATAACTAGTGGTTGTACCATTAAACGTTCAAAACTTAAGTTGCCATCAATGGTTGAAGGTTATTGGGGTCCACTGATTAGAACTATAAGTTCTATAGATGGTTCACAAGAACTTCAAGCTACATATCCTGGAGTATATACATCAATGACTAAAACAACATCCTTTAAATATAATAGAGTAAAATATTTTTGGTGGTTAAATGGTTACATTTATTCACCTAATATTGAATGGGATGCTGTCAAAGTTGAAGGTGTATTTAATGATGATATTACAAAGTGGAACTGTGATGAAAAAGATGATTGCACACCAAGATATAAACAACCAATATATGTACCTGAAGCAATGTTTGCTGAGATTGAATCTCAAATCATAAATATTATGATGAACACAATGAAGATACCTGGTGAAGATTCTGATAATAAACAAAACATACATAGATAATGGGAGTATCACATAAATATAGAACATTCACTCAACTATATGAAGATGTTACAGTTGACTTTGCATCTTATTCATTGGAAGGAATGATTGAACCACAACAATTAATTAAAGTTGCTACTAAAATTAATTATGAATTAGGTTTAAAAATACATAGAACTAAAGAAACAATAATTGATGTTGAACACGGTAGAGCTCAATTACCTAGAGATTTTGCATATATCAATTATGCATTTCTTTGTGGTGAATATCATATCAATGCAACAATGCCATCAGGTACTCATGTAGAAACTTTCAATGATGTACCATATGTTCCGGCACCTGGTGAAGTTGCTGCTTGTAGTACAGGAACTGGATGTGCTGATGTATGTGTAGTTCAGACATGTGAAGATAAAAATAGTTATCAGTTAGTTCAAAGAATTTCACCAAATCAATATAGAACTTATAGTACTTGGACAGAATTAAAAATTCAAGACATAAATCAAAAGAGTTGTTTTTGTCCTGACCTTGCTGCACAAGCACCTGATATTGCGCAAATAGTTGATGGATTTTTAATGACTAACTTTACTAGTGGTAGAGTTTATATAAGTTATCAAGGAGCTATGGAATCTCCTGATGGAGACTTATTAGTTCTTGATCAACCTCTTTGTAATGAATATTATGAGTATGCCTTAAAACAAAGAATACTTGAAAATATGATATGGCAAGGAGAACAGGTTGCACCTCAATTACAATTAGTAGAAATACGTTTAAGAGCTGCAAGAAATAATGCCTTATCATTTGTAAACACTCCGGATTTTGCTGAAATGCAAAAAGTATTTACAATGAATAGAAGAGCTCAGTATCATAATTACTATAATATGTTTTTGAGTTATGCTCCCCATAATCCAAGGCTTCATTCGGGTATCAATACATAAAGTAGTATTAATAATCCCACACACTAATAAAAGAATTAAATTATTATGGCACAGCAAAATGAAAATCCAGGAACATCATCTGTAATTACTAATTCATTCTTAAAAGGAATGAATAAAGATATTACACAGTCTATGGAGCCAAATGAAAGTTGGAGGCATGCGCGTAATGCCATGAACAACTCTACTGATGGTGATCTTGGGGTAATTGGTAATGAACCATCAAATTTACAGTGTGGTATAATACCATATACAATTATTGGTGCCATACACAGATATGGAGATCAATGGGTTGTGTTTTCTACAGATGATATAAACTCGGAAATTGGTAAATTTGATGATAGTTTGTGTCAATATGAAGTTATTGTTAATGACCCTTGTTTAAATTTTAACAGAAAGTATTTAATAACTGGTGCAGCAAAAGAAAATTTTGATTGCACTTGGCAAGTATATTGGGATGATAGTAATAATCCATCACGTACATTAAACATTGATAATGTTCCCTGGATTCAAACTGTATCATCAGCACCAGGAGATCCTTGTATAACTTATAAAGATACAACAAGTTTAAATTGTGAAAAGATTAGACTTGCTCCTTTATTAGATACACCCTGTGTTAGTTTAAGTAAATCAATAGATGGTGGTATGTTACAAAATGGTGCATATCAAGCATTTATTGCATATACAGAAAATGAACAAAGAGTAACTGATTACATTGGTGTTTCTAATATTCAAACGTTATGGTCACATTCTGGTACGGGGGGTTCATTAAACATTAAAGTAAGCAATTTAGATAAAGATTATGATTATTATGAGTTGGTATTACTTGTAAGAAATCAAGGTCAAACATATGCAAAACGCATAGGTCTTTATAGTACGCAGCAACAAGATGTTAATATTGATTATATTGATGATACTTTATTAGCTATAGATCTAAAAATAATTCCTCAAAGAAGCCCTGCTTATGAAAAATCAAATGCAATGTATGTTGTAAATGATTGGTTAATTAGACAAGGACCTATTACCCAATTTGATTTTAACTATCAACCAATAGCAAATGAAATTAAGGTTAATTGGGTAGCAAATCAAATAGATGCAAGTTATTATCATTTGGGTGGTAATAAGATGGGTTTTTTAAGAGATGAGCAATATGCCTTCTTTATTAGGTGGATTTATAATACAGGAGAAAGATCTTCTTCTTATCATATTCCAGGAAGAGCACCAAGGCCATTTACAACCCCGTCAGGAACTTATTTAGAAACAGATATTATATACGGTGCTAATGTTTTAGACACTGCAGGAGATCCTTTATATAAGGTTTATAATACAGGAACAATTACAGCACAAAACTTAACAGAAGTTCAACCAGATGGTTCATTAATTATTGCCAGAGGTGAAATGGGATATTGGGAATCAACAGAAAGATATCCTGCTGATAGACCTGATATTTGGGGTAATCTTTGCGGTAAACCTATTAGACATCATAAGTTCCCCACTGAAGAAGTAGGGAATGCAGATTCACCATTACATATTAGTACAACGGGGGGGGATTTGATTAATGTTTTGGGTGTTGAATTTACAAATATTGGTAAACCAAAAAACAATGATGGTTCATATATTACTAATATAGTAGGATATGAGATATTAAGGGGTTCTAGAGCTGGAGCTAAATCTATTTTAGCAAAGGGGTTATTTAGAAATATGCGTAAGTATACTATACCCAATGCAGAAAAGCCAATAGGTAGTACTGTTCAAGGATTATATCCTAATTATCCATATAATGATTTAAGACCTGATATTTATTTTCATGATGGAAATGCAAACTCTATTCATAGAACAGAAGGTTGTGATAATTTTACTCAATCATTAAATACTTTTAAATCATTAGGTTCAGCTCCCCCTATAGATGGTGATCCTTCTGGATATTCTAAAAAAGTATTTACATTTTCATCACCCGATCTAATGTTTACTAAACCATTCCTTAATGCATATGAAACAAGATTATATGGTTATTTAAGTGGAAATCAATTGGGTTCTTTTATAGCATCAGAAGACCATCCTCAATTTAAATTGTTAAGAAATGGTTCAGCATTAATGGGTGCAATTATAGGATTGGGTTATGCTATAGCTCAAGTTCAAGGAGATAGAGGAACCCATAGAACTTCAGGAAGCGTGGGACCATGGATGGCAAATGGTGATAGTGCAGGAATAGTTGCAAATGCGTTATTAAATACTACAGGTGCTAGTGCTAATGCGGGAATTATTAATGGTGCTGTAATTACTTATGAGTCTTTAGATAGTACTTTAGGTTTAGCTGATTTATGGACGGGTGGTGCAGGTTTAGAATTTGCTAATGGTGTATTTAGTAATACAACGTCTTTAGTTGGTATAGCTCCTGCAGGAACAGGTGGAGAATATACAATAACTAATAATAAAAATACACCGCTTTCTCAATTACCTTTTGGATTTAAACTTATAGTAACTACTTTTACAACGGCAGCTAATATTGCTATAGGGGGTAATGAAATAATAGAATTAATTTACAACTTAGTTAATAAATCTGATTTTGTATTAAAATATAATTCAGCAGGGTTCTTTAATAAATTTGATAAAATTAATACAGGATTATTTAGAATAAAAAATACAGACTCAAATTATTTAGGTCAGTCATTTCAATCATTTGATAGTGGAAAGTATAAGATAAATAATTTATTTAGACCGTCTACAGTGGCCGTTTCTTTAAAGGAGGATATAACTGAACCAAGTGTAAATGATACATCAAGATTTACAATTGGTGGAGATATAAATACAAATGGCACAGTTAATGTTTATTCTGGTGATTATTTAACTAATCCATCAGATAAAAAAATAAGACCTATATCTGCTTACTATGGTGCTCTTAAATTTAATTTTGATAATCAGTACGGTCAATTAGATGGTATTAAGCAAGTTCAAATGCGCGGTTGTGTAGAATATTTAGACCGCACTAAACCCAATGCTTTTAAATATTCTAGTTCTGCTATATTTAGCGGTGATACATTTATTACTAGATATACTGAAAAAGTTATCATGCCAATATTTGCACAATACTTATTAGGTCAACCTGATGAATTTACATATGATTATTCACAACATGTTAATATTCCATATCCGAGGTTTTGGTTAAATTCTCAAAAATTTGATATGAGTAAATTAGGTAGAAAAATAGCATCTTTAGGTATTATTAGTGGAAGCGGTTTAGATGCTTTGCTACCTAATGATTTATTTTATTTAGATAGAGGTAATGATAGTTGTAATAATCTTATTACTAGCATTGTTAATAACAGTGATCCTAATCCAATGTTTGCTATGAGATATGCATATATGTATTCTCATTCAAATGGTATATTAGATTTCTTTGTAGAATCAGAATGTAATTTAGCTCATAGAGATTGGGAGGATAGAGCTGATGCAAGAATATATGACGTATATGGATACAATGATGTAAAAGAGTTATTTCATGCACAAATAGAAAAGAAAGATAACTTTTATAAATATGATGAATCATTAAGTCCATCTAAATTTGTAACACAGTTAAGTAGTTTTGGAGAAATTCAACCAAGGTACTATGATCCATATGTTGCTGCTAATTGTTATGTAAGTTATCCAAAAAGGTTAATTTATTCTCTACAAGCACAAGTTGAATCTAAGAAAGATTTTTGGAGAGTATTCTTACCGTTTAATTATAAAGATTTTAAAGGTAAAGTAAGTGTAATTAAACCTATAGATAAAAGTGGGGCTATAGTATTCTTTCCTTATTTATCTCCGCAGATGTTCCAAGGATTGGATATATTAAAAACACAGTTAGATACTAAACTTACTATTGGTGATGGTGGATTATTTAGTCAACCATTCCAAAATGTTGTTAATTCAGATTTATCAAATGAATATGGTTCTTGTGAAAGTTTAAGAAGTGTTATGAATACTCCTGTGGGTTTGTTCTTTATATCTCAAGCTCAAGGAAAAATATTTCATTTTACAGGTCGAACACTAGATCCAATATCCAATAAGGGTATGAAGTGGTGGTTTAATAAATATTTACCATCTCAACTTGTTAAACAATATCCTGAATTAGAATCTTCACCATTATCTGATAATGCAGTAGTTGGTGTAGGTTGTCAAACAATCTATGATCCCAATGATGATATAGTTTACTTTATGAAAAAAGACTATAGAGTTAAGGCTCAGTATATTGCAGATATTACGTATAATGAAATCATAGGTTTTTCATTAAATAAAAATCTTATTATGTTGGGTGATCCAATATTTTTTGATGATTGTTCGTGGACTGTAAGTTATGACCCCAAATCTCAAGCTTGGATATCATTCCATGATTGGCATCCAGAATTTGCATTGCCCAGTATTAATCATTTCTTTACAACAAAAACATTGCTCACAGATTTTCCCCAATGTCCACCGGGATATAATTTTAACTCTACTAATGGTTTATGTGAAAGATCCCTTAATATTGATGAATTAGCAATAGTTACTGTAGATCAACTTAACTCTGTTGTTAATGGTGGACCTTCAGATTGCTTAGTGGATATTGTTATTGCAATGGACGTATCAGACTCAACAAACTCATTAGGCCGTAAACAAGCTCAATTAGCATGGTTAGATGCATTCTTAAATGATTCAAACATAACAACACCAATGGCTGCAGGAAGAATGCAGATAGGCTTTACTGCTTGGGATGATTTAAATATAAACTATGATATACCCAATCCTTTAGGTGGTACTTGGACAATGAGTAATACAGTTACCCCAACACAAGTTGCGGCATGGTATAATGCTAATTGGACAAGTATGGGCACCGATGTTTCTTTAGGAATGTCTGCTGGTCAAACAAGATTAAATAGTAAAGCATCTAGCCAGTTAGGTGATAGAGCTTCACAACCCTTTTTTAAACAAATTTTAATATTAGTTACAGATACAACAAGTAATCCTGGAAATATTGGTTGTCCATATCAAGGTATTGGTGTTTCTCCAAGTGCAGCTGGTCCGGCAAATCAAAGAGTATATGCATTATTTTGTGGTGCAAATACTTCTATACCAGTTCCGGGTGTATTATCAAATATATCTTGTACAGCAGGACCCGTAAATGTTGATGGATATCAATTTGGAATTAATGCGGCTGTGCCTGCAACGTTTACGGCTGTAGCAACAACTATTGCAAATTCTGTTTGTGCAGTTCCATTTGTATGTGATTGCGCACCCGGTTACACAAAAGTATTTTTTAATACAGCAACTAATGTTTATACTTCACCAACTGGTATATGTGATAATATTACACCACCCGTATGTAGAAAAGTAAGCTGCACATGTCCGGAATCTCCTGCTGGTAGTATTACAACAACAACGGGAAATTGTGATGATGTTTATTTACTTGGGGATCCAACATATGTAAATCCAGATCCTCAAATTTGTAATTTTTATAAATATGAATCAACACCGCCTAATTTTAATGTTGGTTCATTTTGGAGACATAATGTTAGATGTGATAGTTTTTCTAATTTCTATGGTACTAATTATCCATGGGAAGTAGAATTGATCTCTAATACTGGGCAAATAGTTAATACTGTTAGAAGTATGGAATATCAATTAGAGACTTATGTGTACAAAGGTGATATGGGATTTGCTTGTAATGATGATAGATGGGAAGATTTAAACTTTAACTTTGACCAATCAGTTATTTATAATAATGAGCAAGTATCCGGGTTATTACAATTGACTCCAACACCATATAATAATCCTGTATTAGAATTGAGCTACCCTATAATAAATTTGAATAACATAAATATTCTGTGTTCTAAGGTAGAACAAAAATATAGATTCAATCAGTTTTATGATATTACTAATGATAGAGGAGAATTTACAAACGTTGAACAAGCAATTTGGGATACACAACCAAATGGATATATTAAAGATTTAAATACTACAAATTTAAGTTATAATAAAGCCCCATTACAACACAAGAAGTTTAGACATTATTATAACAATGTTATTTTAAGAAGAGTTAATTCAGGAAATAGAAAGATGTTATTAAGATTGAATAACACTAAATTACTTTTATCAATGAGATAATGGAGAAAAAAATACAACATACAGAACGTAGAGGATTACCCGGTGGTCCAAATGAAATGCTTACTTATATTACAGGAGTATTTTCTACAGAAGGATTCAGAATGGATAGTCCAGATGTAAATAATGAAGTAAACATTATTCCATCTGGTTCTATTACTATGAAAGAAAGAGATGGTAGCCCTTTAAGAAAGGGACCAATTCATGGTATAGATAATCTAGGTAATGAGCAAGTTATGTATCCAGGATTTGATTATCAGTTTCCAGGTACAGAAGTAACAGAAACATTAATAGCCAAAATGGGAGGTGCTCTATTAGATAAAACTATTGAGTGTGGTAACTGCGGTTGGAAATGGAAAGCTGCTGACGGTGGAAGTGATTTAACAACTTGTCATAAATGTGGCGGAGAAGCAAAGATAAAAGCTCAAGATGGAAAAGAAACTTCTTGGATTGACTATATAAATCCTTATAATTGGGGAGTTACAGATTATTCTGATAAAGGAAATTTTAATTCTGCTTATGCTGCTGCAAGAAAAGCAGGAGAAAAAGAATTTATGTGGAATAATCAGAGATTTAATACTACTCAAGTAGGTGAAGATAAAAAACCTGATACTAATTTTTTAAATAAAGCATTAGCAGATAACGTAACAGCATACGGTTTCTGGAGTGGTGGAAATGATAATGTTGCTCCCAATAAAGAATTAGCAGCAATTAATGATAAATATAACCGGTTAAGAGAAGAAGCAAATAAAAAATACAATTATGTTCCAAGAACATCTAAAGAACAACCAAGAGTTGCAGTTCCTACAGAATTAAGAAAAATCTATAAAAAAAATACAGAAGAATATAATAAAGAAATTTCTAAAATAGCATATAATGTAAAAACTGGAGAAAAAATAAAATTACCAAAACATATAACTCCAAATACATTTAGTAAGAGAGTAGAAAATTATGTGGAAGGTAGTGATATACATTTTCCAAAGGTAAGACCAGCTAATATTAATGCTTCACAAGATGCTTTAAGTATTCATCAAGGACAACCTCAAAAATACAATTCATTTGAACTTTCTAAGTATAAACCTACTGTAACTAAAAATAATAATGTAAAAAATTATGATTTCAGGGGGGATGCTAAACAAGAACTTGAAGATGATTTATTTAAGTATAAAAACTCAGATTTTATTAATTCAAAAGAAAAATTTAGACAAGTTACAGGTAGTCATGTTG